CAGATCGGGAATGCCTCTACCCATCGGGGCGAGGGATAAGACCGCACAGCCGCGCATTTTGAACTCTGTAACGATCTCTTGATGATTCGCATCGACTTTAGCAGCGCGTCTCAATGGGAAGCCTTCTCGATGGCTTTGGCTGTCTCGATTTCGGCTATCACTTCCGGGCCAGTCTCAATTGTGATCCGCATATCCTTCACCAACAATTCCATGCACACGCCCTCTGAAAGTTCTGTTTCTGTGTAATCGCTCTCAGTTTGCCCATATTCAAGGAATGCTGTGCAAATGCCATGCAGCACCCGCAAGGCATCTTCTTGGCTTACTTTTGGAAACTGGCACATAGTTCCTCCGTCCTTTGTAACAATTCTTGTTCTGTCCCGTAACGCTGCTCGAAAGCTTTGCGCCAGGGGTGTCGGCTCACGTATTCCGGCGTATTGCGACCGCTGCGATGATGGGTCGGGCACAGGCATATCACAAACATTTCACCTTTGCGCTTGCTGCCGGACAAAACGTGGTGAATATCGCCATCGGATCGGGTTTCGTGGAACAACCGGCACACAATGCAGCCCAAGTCTCTGACCTTGGCGTGCCACTCCTGTTCAGCCTTGGTCAACGTTAACTCCCGCCTCAATCGAGGCAAAGTTCAACCAATCAAGCCAATCGCTGAATTTTTCCCGGTCATACTTACTCGTTCGCCTACCTAGCATCACAATGCCTCCATGAAGGCCAGGAGCAAGCCTAGGAGCGATTTCGCCCTCGTAGGTGGCGGTGAGTATGTCCTTCCAGTCCTCGTCGATTAGAAACGTCTTTTGGCCGTTTATCATCCATTCCTTCTGTTTTGCCCACGCGCCGAGGATTCGCCACTGGGCTGCGTTTTGGTCGAGGGTGCGGAGCTTAGTATTCATAGTTCACTGTTGTTCGGTTGACTTGCAGCACTTTTGCGCCGTTGCGGATGTGAAAGTTTTGCGCCATGTCAGTCTTGGGTGACATCGTTACGATGCGCCATCCGGTTCTTTTTTGTATTTTTTTGACTAATGCTTGCACCAGCTTACTTCCTGATCCTTTTTTGTATGACCACACCGAATACAAAACCGCTTTGTCAGGCCATTCCCAATCTAACTGAAACAATTCTTTCTCAGCGGTCGGAATCAATGCTTCATGCGCGACGCACACAATCGCGCAGATTTGTCTGTCCTCTATCCACGCATACACGCTTCGATTTTTCCCTTGGACACGGCGTTTTGGGCTGATCCTCGGACGCACAGGATCATCAAGCAGGATCGGGTCAGGTTCTAATAGTTGGACTAGCATCCATTTTTCTCCCGCAGCTTGTTTGTTGTGCTTTAAGTAGTGCGTCCACTACTCTATTTCCTCATATATTTCACGAAGTTGTTTCCCTTCGGCAATCGTTCTTAGTTTGCGTAACGCCTTTGCCTCTATCTGCCGTATCCGTTCCGTAGATATATCAAACGAATCTGCAATTTGATTCAAAGTTAAATCGTGTTCAAACCGCAAACGAAGTATTTTTGCTGCTCTAGGTGGCAAGCTGTTCAATATGTCATTTATAACGCTGGAGGTTTCGGCTTTTATATGTTCGTCCTCCGGTGAGGGAAGCGTCATCATCGTATTGTTTTGTTCCAACAACCAAGGTATCGCATCTTCTGACACTACCTTTTCACCTCCATTTTTCTTTAGTCGTAGGGTCAACTGCTCTTGACTCCACAAATCAGTTGGGGCTGCGCCTAGTATTTCCATCAACTGCGTAGCAAGTTCGCAGAACTCACCATTTATATTAATTGGCGGAATTCGCATAGCAACCATAGCTGACACGTTGTTTTGACTCAAAGAATTGACGCGGCAGAATTGAGCAGAATTTTTGTAACCAGCGTTTTCAATAGCAGTCAACAGAAGGTTGTTTCGTACCGTAACCTTAATCCTGTACTCATCCACCGTTCTTCTCCCGCAGTTTGGCTTCAATGGCTTCATAGACTTGGCGGTTTGTTGCAATAGAGTCAAAACTTTTTAACCTGATTTCCGTAATTTCCTCATCCGTCAGCCCTACCCATATGTGCTTTGTTGATGTGTAGAGAGGCTGATAATGTGTATCAACAACTTGGGTCGGCTGCGTATATGCAACATGCTTTAAGCCTCCGTAAGTCACCAACCACGCCACCGGCTCTTGCTTCTCTGCTTCTTTGATGGCTTGGCGTATTGCATGGCGCAATGGGTCAGCTAGTAAGACATACTCTGTATTGATTACAAAATTTTCGACTTCCTCTTGAACGATTTGCTCAGTATTCATTCATTCCCCCTTTCTCGAATAGCTTCAGCACACGCCTCACGCTCTGCGGCTGCGACAAGGGCGGCAAAACGGACAAGGCTTTGTTGATAAATTCCATCTAAGTGTGGGCGCATACCTCATCAAACACCTCCAGCAGTTTTTGCTCTGATTTCTTTTGCAAATATCTTTGCCACTACTGGTCCTTCAATAAAAAAAAGCGTTTCACACAACTTTGCACAAGCCTCCTTTTCTTTCTCTGCTACCAGTTTGGCAAAATTAGCGAAGCCCAAAAGCCCCATCATTTCCGCTACACCATCAGCAAAACCGGCCTGTTTAGCTAGTTCAATTATTTCATCTTTGTTCATTTTGTTTTCTCCATTGACTTCTTCAATGCTTCGTCTTTATCCACCGTTCTTCTCCCGCAGCTTGGCTTCAACCATTTCGTAACATCGACTCCAAACGTCTATTCGTAAATAACAATCGTGTTTTTCTTCATCGGTCAGCCCAACCCATTCGCGCTGTGGTGAGGCGGTGTAAAGGGGAATTGTGTGTTCTTCAGTTTGCTCCCACACAATACAATCGGTGCAATCTTCATCCTCACGCATCCACGCTACCGGCTCTTGCTTCGGCTTGGGCTGTGGTGCATTTTTGTTTTTACCGTCATGAAATCCGCTCATGTAAGCAATGGTAAGGTCATCAGATTCTTGCTCCGGCTGTGACAAGGTTTCTTTAATGGCTTTCATCGCGTTGCCAACTTTTGTAATCTCACAAACATGCAGCGGCGAACAAATACAGTCCAACGCCTCAAGCGCCAGCTTCAGTGCTTCGCGCTCGTTCATTTCCGCACCCATACGCGGCACATACGACCGCTTGCGCCTTTCTTCTTGCCATCGGGGTAAACAAAGTCCAGCCGTTCTAGTTCGCTCATGCGCCTAGCGACTGCGTTGTGGTCTAAGTCTGTGCGGGCAGCTATGTCGTAAATCGTGCCAGGCTGTTCTAACGCTTGCAGGATAATGCCGTGATGCTTAATGGCTAGTTCTGCTGCCTGATCCGCTGCTGCATGACTGGTATCAGGATCGGTGTTGCGTACACGCGGAAACAACAAATTCGGAAAGAATTTATCAAGCATCATTTTTTTATCCATTCATAGTAAAGGTTGTTTTCATGTGCCCTCACTTCTACTACCGAAAACTCAGCCGCAAACGCCCTCACGATCTCGGCTGACATAGGCATAGCTGTTGCCCGTTCTTCTCGCGTCATGTTCTGCTCGCGCACTGCCTTTGCTACCCTATCCTGCCACTTCATTTTGCTTTTCTACAGCTTTACGGGCTTCCATCTCCCGAATGTCCATTGCTGCATCTGCTACGCCATGCCAATCGCCTTGACGAACTTTCAGCAGGAGGTACGCCTGCATAATTTCAAGATCGGTCATTGTTCTGCCTGTTTGTTTTTTATGCCATCAAGAATCGCTTTGATTTTGGCTTTGTTGCGAACAATCTCCTCCGGCGTAATCTTGGCCTCCAACATAATCGGCGGTGTCCAATGTGACCGGCACAATTCCACAAACTGAGGCAGCGTCGGCGGTTCAAGTGGCAGGCTGTCCAAAGCCCGCTTGATGGTGTCAGGGCGCTGATTTGCCAGCTTCTCAGCCCATATTTGCATAGCGTTGACTATCCCCACGTCCTTGCCATCAACTACCTGTCCCGCCATCCACATCCGCAACCACTTCGATCCGTAATTGGCGTGCATTACCTGAAAGATTTTCTTGATCCACGCATCCGGTAACTTCTCTTTCATGTCTTACCCCTCCAAAAATTGATGATCCAGTGGTCGTTAAAGAATCGTGGTAATTGCCTTTTTTAGTTAGCCACTCAGCTTTAAACCCAGTCCAGCCCCTTGCACACATTTCTTGCAAAGCTGCCTGTAGTGTTAAGCCAGCTTTCTGTGCCTCACGCTCTATCCCTTGCATAGCCGTCTTTGTGACTGTCGCCCGCTTAGTCTTTCTAAGCGAGAGAAAATCTTTCCATACGGATTCTGATACGCCTTCAGGCGGTGTATTTATTACTGGTGACTGGTGTTTGGTGACTGGTGACTGGTGAGCATTGCCTTCGCTATGCGTTCGCATTGCGTTTGCATTGCCATCGGACTGCGTTGGCACTTTGCTCCAACGTGCGTTTGCACTATGACGGGCCTTGTCTTGCTTCTCACGAAACCGAGCAATTTCCTGATCGCACCTTTTGTTGTGCCAATGCCCATCTTCCAAGAAAAAAAACTCCGCGAGCACCACATCAACCGCTTTTCGTTCCTCGCGGGTGCGGCAACCTATCAACCTTTGTATAGCTGAAACGTCACCCGGCAACGGGCTTTCCTCGGCATAGTATTTTCGGATCATCCGAAGATATGCGGCATCCTCAAGAAAAGTAAGGTGCGCGGTTGCTTGCGCGTAGTCGCCTAAGTGGTGCTCGTAGTAGTTCATAGCATCCCTAAAAACAAAAACCCTCAAGTGGGGAGGCGGTTGGAAGCCTGCACAAACACAGGTTGCCATCCCCACTAGAGGATTCTTGTGCTTGTGTTCGCGCTTCCAACGCGGCCCGATATTTCTCTCGGACAAACACACAGTAAACGACTATTTTCTGTTTGTCAACTACTGCTGTGGGACGATCTCGGCCACCATCTGAACGATTGGGATGTAGTCATTGGGGTTGACCTTCAGACCGCCCTCTGTGAGCACCTCGAGCTTGTAGGCGATGCCTTCGGGGATTCTGCCGCGCCTCACCCATTGGCTGACTGCTTGGGTCGTAATTCCTAACGCCTCGGCTAGTTTGCGACGATTGCCAAAATGCTGCTCTGCTTGTTCTAGTTTCATGTTTACGCTCCCGCTTTCTTAAGCCAAGCAAGAACGTCCTTGCGCCGCCATACGGTGCAAAAGTTACCGAATGGGCGAATGGGTGCAGGAAAACGTCCTGTCCTCACCCAAAGCCAAACCGTCGAGCGTTTAATCGGCAATACAGGCAGAAGGTCGCTGATACGGCAAAGCGGCGGAAGAGTTACTTCGGAGTGAACTATTACGGGTGCGGCTTTAGCCACGGGTGACGCGCGAAGCGTCGTACTTGAGCGTTTCATTTTTAGCCTTTCAGCGGTTGATTAAAGATAACTTGCAAAGCATCCTAACCTATGCAAACATATCTTGTCAAGCGACATTGATTTAGTTAAGAATACTTTACAATTTTCCTTTGCAACTTTCGTAATTGATCCAAGAACTATGTAACATTTGTCTGCGGTAACTGATTGACAACAACAAGGAGCAACAAATGAACATTTGCAAAAACTGTATGTATTACGAAGCTGACGAAACAAATGCCGAAGCATCGCGCTGCGGTCGCAAGACTGTATTTTCGCCGGTCACGGGCAAGATCATGCCGATCTACTGCAACACCGAGCGCCTTGCATGGGGAACTTGCAAACCGGAAGGCATCCACTTTAAGTTGCCTATGACGCA